AGCTCTTCGGTGATTCGGATCCTCGGCGAATATGCGTTGTCCCGATCCCAAAAGACCCGGCATCGCAATTGCTCGCCGTCCCACCAAACCCAAAGCCCGAAGAGGTCTCGAAGCTTCGAGAGGATATCGCGAAGCCCGTCGGTTCCTCCCCCGATCGAGGTCGAGATCCCGATCCGATTCGTCTGATAGTAAACGGCGGCGTCCTCGAAGTCTTCTTGATTCAGCTTGTCGGGGTTCATCCCCTTGCCCCAAGAAGCCTCGCTCGTCACGCCGTCGTTGAATCCTTGCGTGAAGAGTTCCCAAACGACGGCGGCGGGGTTCGCGTCCTCGTATTCGGGGACCGTCGAGTCGGCGGCGGCGCGGGCGGGGATCGTCGCAATGATATTGCCGGACGAGTCGCGGACCTTCGGGAAGCGGCGAAGGGTGAAGAGGTAGGATCGCGGCGCGGCGCTCGTCCCCATGTTATACTTCGGGCCGAAGGCGGCGAAGCAGACTCCCCGGTGATTGTCTCCCGCCGAGTTCGTTTGCGACGAGGTCCCCGGGAAGATTTTCACGGTCCCCCCGTCGTCGCGGTCTTCGGTCCCCGAGAAGGTTTCGGTGATCGGCGACCCTCCGAAGGCTTGCGCGGCCTGAAATGTCGTCGCGAGGATCTCGACGTCGATCCCGGTCTCGTCCGAGGCGATCGTCCCCGAGACGACCGTGATCACGGTCGAAGTGACGGCGGTGATCCGATACTCGCCATTGTTCCCGGCGTCGGTCGCCCCGGTCAATTGGATATCCTGACCGACGGCGAGATCGCCGAACGTATCGCCCGAGACCCAAGTGATCGTATTCCCGGCGGCGGAAAGGGTGACGTTCGAGTTCAGGGTGATCCGTTCCTCTTCCCAAAGCATATTATCCTCGCCGGGAGATCCCTGAACCTTCACAAGCTCGTCGATCTCTCCCATTGCGAGGCCGACGTCGAAGGTCAGCTTATAATTGTATCCGACGACTTGCTCGCCCCCGCCCCCGCCCTTTCCTCCCGAGTCGTCGGTCAGTTCCTCGACGGTGAACGAGTCGGGATCGTATCCGATATAATTCCCGGGAAGGCGGACGGTTCCGAAGATCACGGGGCAAGTTTGAGCCTCGGTCGAGTTCGTGAATTGAAGCTCGTCGGGCTTTATCCCCCCTTGATTCTGATCGGGAGGGAAGAGAAGGCCCCCGGCGACGGCTCCGAGGCCGAACCCGTAAAGCGCCCCCATTGGACCGCCGACCATGAAGCCAATGACTCCCCCAACGATTCCCGTTACAAGCTGACCGATTGAATTTGAACTCATGATTTCAGAAGGCGGTGAACGTTGACCGAGTTCGGCTCGGTCTTCCATCCTTTTTTCTTCAGGCGAACGACTTCTTGAATCCCCTTCGCGAACCGGATCGGAAGGGCGGGGTGAACGACGCCCCCGGTCATGACGTGCCAAATTCGACCGTCGAGGAAAAGCCCGGCGTGATTCGATTGACGCCCGGCCTTGAAGATCACGACGTCGCCGAATTCGAGGACCTTCACGCGATCCCAAGGGAGGCGGTCACATTCGAGGATCTTCTGAAGGCCGACCCCGAGGACGTTCTCGGGCGAGACGAGTCCCCAAGTCGTCGGGTAGCTCGGGAGGCGCTCGAATGGCTCGACGATCCCGGCCTCGGCGAAGACGGCGGCGACGAAGTGAACGCAATCGACGCCCTTTCCCTTGATCATTCGGCGGTGAACGTGAGGGGTCCCCTCCCAAGCTTGGCAAGCTTCACGAAGTCTCTTTTGGTCGGTCTCGGTCCATTTCACGCCCGACCAATACGCTAAACAAGCCCCGAGGTCAACGCTCGCGACCGGCGGCGGTCCTCGGCTCTTTTGCGGCATTTCTCCGAACAATAGATTTGCGACTTCTTGAATGTCAGGAATGATTCGCCGCAATCGCATTCCCGGCGGATCTCGCGAAGCCCCTTCGACTTGCGATAGGCGTCCCGCTCCCGTTTCCGTTTCCGGTCGCCCGGGTCGCCCGGGAGGGCGTGAACGACGGCGTGATCAGGTCGAGAAAGGGCTTCGAGGTTCCCCGGTCGATTGTTCAGCTTGTCCTCGTCTTTGTGATGAACGTGAAAGCCTTCGGGGATCGGACCGTGAAAGGCGGCGAAGACGAGGCGTTGAACCCGAAGGTGACGCTGACCGAATCGATTCGGACAAACCCGGCGGTATCCTCCCGCGACCGTTCCCTTCATGATCCCTCGCGGCCCCCTGATTCTCCCGAGGTTCGAAGCTTCGAATGGCTCGAAGCCCGGGATCGCTCGCCAGCGTTCTTTTTGCATACGCCCCGATACACGAAAAGGCCCCCGGGGTCAACGAAAAGCGCCCCGCAACTCGCGGGGCGCTCGGGGGCAAATTCGCCCCTTTTCGCCTTTCGGCGGGGTGTTATGACGAAAGTTTTCGGCGGGCGTAGCGGCGGCGATAATAAGCTGAATCCTTGATGATTCGCCCCTTGTCGTCCCGGGCGGCTTCGAGGTCGAGGGCGCGGCGTCCCCCGCCCCCGAGAGGGAGAGGGTTCTTCAGAAGGTGAAGGCGCTTGTGGTCGCCCTTCGTCAGCCCTTCGAGGTTCCCCGGGCGATTGTTCGACCGGTCGTCGTCCTTGTGATGAACTTCGAGCCCGGCGGGGTTACCGTGCCATGCGGAGAAGACGAGGCGGTGAGCGTAGAACCGGCGACCCTTGAATCGGATCATTCGATATCCGTTCGAGTTCGATCCCTTCAGGACGCCCTTCGGGCCTCGGATCTCGCCGAGGTCGGAGGCTTCGAGCCCCGCGACCTCGGTCGGCTTCCAATTCACTCGCCCCCCCTTTCGACGGTCTTCGACTTGCCGGTCGCGGCATCGACGAGGTCGTCCCCGAGTTGGCGGCGATACTTTCGGACGAGCTTGATCGCGAGGACGGCTTGACGCGGGGTCAGGCGGTCCTGACCGGCGAACGAGTGACCGATCCGAACGTCGCAACCCGAGAACCCCATACCGTCGAGCGTTTGCGCTCCGTCGCACATTCCGGCGAGGCGGCGCATTCCCAAATGGGCGGCTTCGATTTGCTCGGGCTTCAGCTTCTCGGCTCGCTTGGCGACCTCGTCCTTCTTGATCGTGACTCGCTTGATCTTCTGAACGGTGACCTCGACCTCGGCGGCTTTCTCTTCCTCGGCCTTCGCCTTCTCTTCGGGAGTCATTTCCCGGTCGAGGGCGCGGTCGATCACGTCTTGCTTCGAGACGAGCTTCTCGGCCATAATCTCGTCAAGGGAGCCTTCAAGAACGATATGCTGAACGAGGACCGAGTCGGTTTGCCCGATCCGGTGAGCCCGGTCTTCGGCTTGCGAGAGGTTGCCGGGAACCCAATCGAGTTCAAGGAACATAACCCGCGAGGCGGCGGTCAGGGTCAGGCCAACCCCGGCGGCTTTGATATTCCCGACGAAGAGGTCGATCCGCCCGGCTTGGAAGTCTTCGACGACTTGCTCGCGGTCGCTCATTTTCACGTCGCCCGTGATCTTGCCTGACCGGCCCGGGAAGGCCCTCATGATCTTCTCGACGACGTCCTTGTGATGAACGAAGAGGATCAGAGGACCCTCTTCGAGGGCGGCTTCGATCAGGGGGATCGCCTTGTCAACCTTTTCGAGGGCGACTTCCTTCCGAAGGCGGGTCATTTCCTGAATGACGAGGCGGCGCTTCGAGCGATACTCGTCCTCGGCCCGCTCGATCGCGTCGTCGTCCTCTTCGCATTTGGCCATTTCCAAATATGCGGCGAGGTTGTCGAGGGTCTCTTCATGATTACGGAAGGCGTCAAGCTCGGCGGTGACGGCGCTCCCCTTGTCGGCGGGGATCGAGATCACTTGGCGGCGCTTGGCGGGGAGGTCCTTCAGGACGTCGGCCTTCAGGCGGCGGACCATGAACCGGGCGCGAAGCTCGGTCTGAAGCTCGTCGAGGTTCGAGGAACCGGTGAAGTCCCAACCGAAGGACCCCCGCTTCGCGTCACAATAGCGTTTCGCGTATTTGAAGAAGTCCTTCCCGAGGCCCTCGGGATCGATGAATTGAATGATCGGGAAGAGTTCGACCGGGCGGTTCGCGATCGGGGTTCCGGTCAAGAGAACCTTGCGGCGGGCGCGGATTGCGGGGATCGCCGGAACCTCTGCTCCGGTCTTCGTGTTTTTCGACTTCTTCGCTCCGAAAAGCGCCTTCGTTCTCGCAGCTTTCGGGTTCTTTAGATAATGAGCTTCGTCTAGAATCGCGAGATCCCACTCAACCGAGTCGAGCTTCGCTTTGTGCTTTGCGGCGACGTCATAGTTAATGATGACAACTTCAGCCTTTTCGGGCCAAGCGGTCTTTCCTCCACCGTTCACGACGGCAGAATCTTTTTTGCGGACGGACCATTTCGCCCATTCTTTTTTCCAGTTGAGACGAAGAGAGGCGGGGCAAATGATCAGGACTTTCTTGATCGACGGAACCGCGTTGTAGATCCCGATCGCTTGAATGGTTTTGCCTAGTCAAAGCCCCATCTCGTCGCCGATTAATACGCCGCGAGATGGGGAAGCCGCCTCCTTCGGCCCTTTTTGTGAAGTGTGCATGTCGTTCATAACGGTTCTGATAATATCATTTTCCCGAGACGGGTCAATTACTTTTCGAAACTTTTCCGTTCTTATTAGTAACCCCTCTTTTCAAGGCGTTTCTTGAGCATTTCGGGGACGTGAATCTTTACGTGATCTGATTGAGATTCGAGGACCTCCAAATTGTCGGGGTCATTATTCAGCTTGTCCTCGTCCCTATGATGGACGACCTCTCCGGGCTGAAGGGGTCGACCGATCTTCTCTTCGGCGACGACCCGGTGAGTGTGCCTTCCCCGAGTTTTCGTGTAAGCCTTCCCCTGACTTTGCTTCTTCAGTTGCTCGCCCCGCACTACCCCGCCCTTCCGGCCTTCGCCGACTTGGTGACAACGATAATCGCAATATTTCGCCTTGCCAGCCCGGGAGGGTCTGACGGTGAATTCCTTTTCGCAAACCGCGCAAACGATCGTCGGTCTTTTCTTTGTCCATCGCGGCATGAAGTGACGATATGGGTCTAAAGCCCGTTCCGTCAATCTCCGAATATCGCAAGGGCGTAATTGATCCCGGCCTTCTGATAGGGGAGATATTCGAGGCCCTCGGGAGAGGGAAGATCGACGTCGGCGTCGGTCGCCTTCGAGAGTTCGAGCGACTCGGCCCGGCGCTTCTCTTCGGCTTCCTTCTCGGCTTTCTGCTTCTCGGTCAGTTCGACCGGCTCCCACCATTTTGCGACCCATTCGCCCTTGTCCTTCCCGAGGGAGATCCCGGCGGCTTTTAGCGTGTCCTTGGCTTCGCGCCATGCGTTCCAAAAGTCCTCGCCGGGTTTTCCTTCGCGAAGCATTCGGGGACCGCGACGGGTCTCGACCCGCTTCCCGCGTGACCATTTGCAAAGCTCGCTGATCTTTAGTGTCTGAGTATCGTTTGCCATAACGCCCGAATAATACCATTACCGGCGGTCTCGCCAACCCCTAAATGAAACTTTTTTGTTCTTTTCCAAAGAAAGACCCCCGCCCGGTGAAGGGCGAGGGTCGAATGGTAGCGAAATTGCGGGAGTCCCGGCCCGTCAGCTTACCAAGAAGAGCGACGCGAGCGTTTCGCGCCTCGAAGGACCCGGCGGGGCGAACGGCGTCTTGTGGAGGTCCTGAGAGCCGAGGAAGGCTTCGACGAGATCGAAGGACGGGGTCTCGGGGTCCGGTTCGCTGATCGCGGCCTTGAACTCGGCGAGCATAGCTTCGTCGGTGCGGAGGTTGTAGCTCGTCGCGACCGGCTTCAGGCCGAAGTTCAAGTCGGCGGTCGGCGGGCTTGCGACGATATTCGGATCGTAAACCGAGACGCCCGATTCGTTGGTGATCTTCAGGCGGTAGAGAGTCCGAACCGAGGACGTCACGTCAATCGACATGATCGAGTTCTCGGTCGTCCCGACGTCGGTCCAAGAAGTCGCGCCCTCGGCCTTCTTCTGAACGGTATAGGTGACGGCTCCGTCTTCCGGCGGGGCGTCGTCCCAATCAAGGGTCATGATGGCGGCTGAACTGATTGCGGCGCTCAAGAGAAGCGCCCCGGCGAGTAGTGCCCCGAAGAGGGGGCGGCGGTTGGTATTCATCGCGGCGACCTAAGCAGGATCAAGAGACCATGACAAGGTGAAAGTCATCCTTCGCCGAATTTCCGGTTCTTCGGGCTCCGACCGAGTGACTTACAGGCCCGCGAGCAATACTTCTTCCGACCCTTCTTGCCGGTGTTCACGACCGTCTCGCCGCAAACGAGGCAAGGCGATTCGACCGGATCGGTCGAAAGACCGTGACGGCGTCGGAAGGCGGTTGAGTTGCAAGCGTCGGAGCAATACTTGTTCCCTTCCTTCCTTGCCCGGGGGCGGTCGAATGGTTTCCCGCAAATCTCGCAAGTCCCCTCGACTCGGTCTTCTTGGCGGTGATCTTTTGAGTGTCGGCTCGCCGTTCTCAATTCAAGATTTTCCGGCCTATTGTTCAGCTTGTCCTCGTCTTTGTGGTGAACGTGTTGACGTCCCGGGTCGCCGTGAAAGGCGGCGAAGACTAGGCGGTGTCCGGTGAAGAGTTTCCCCCTGATCTCATATTGGCGATAACCCGCCCCGTTCACTGCCCCGCGAAGCTTCACGGTCTTCGGAGTTCTCTTCGTTATCTTTTGGTAAATCTGAAGATCCTCGTTTATGCAAATCATCTTCGACGACTCGGTCCCCCGGTGACTCCAAATCTCGCCGTTCTCGTCGGCTGAGTATCCTTCTTGATCAGGTATCGGCTTTGATTTCATGCGGGGACTTTAGCCCGCCGCTTGAGTCGGTCAATTAAAATCTTACGGTCGCTTAATTCAACCGGCCCCGTGCAAAGTGGGATTCCGATTAGGCACTTTGCGGAACCCGCCGAAGTTCGCCTCGTTCGAGAACCGGTCCCGGCATTGCGCGAAGGAATGATTGCAACCGGCATTCACGACGACGTTGTCGGTCACGGCAAGGTCGGGGATCCAAGATTGGAGGGTGACGATCGTATTCCCGCCCGAGTTCTCATGATCGAGGATCGAGGTCTTGACCGAGGTCGGGTTATGTTCGAGGACTCCCCCTCGGAAGAAGCCCGAACTCGACCCGGCGGCTTGACCCGAGATCGTGACTTGTCGAAGGTCAACGTCGAGGGCGAGGATTGAGTTCGAATGCTGAAAGAGGGTCCGATCGACCCCGCAATCGGCGGCGTAAAGTTGCCGGTTGCAAGTCCGAGTGAACCGCCAACGGGGGACGGTCTGATTCGTAAAGAAGGGCTCGGGAGTGCAGCGAACGCTCATTTCGTGAGCCTCGAAGGAAAGGTTCTCGACAAGCCCTTGTTGAATTAGGTCAGTGTCGGCGTTCCAAACGGCGGAACCGGCGGCGGCGGCTCCCGCGACGACCTTTATCACGTTAACCTCGATCCGAGGTATCATCCCGAAGAGGATAAATCGGGCGTAGGCTTGGGCGTCGGTGATTTGCACGTTCACGTCGAAGCTGACCCGTTCGAGACCGTCCCGGCGCTCGACCGCCCCGTGAGAGATTTGCGCGGGCGTGAAGCTTTGCGGGTCCGACGCCCCGACGAATCGAGCGGGAAGGCCCGAGATCGAGATCGCGGTCGGGTAGTTTGCGAGATAAAACTCGACGTCGTCGATCTCGGATCGGATCGCGTAAACGTAAACGGGGACGCCGTCGGGCTTTGAGTTCTCGCCCTTGATCGCGGTCGCGGACATGATTAGGGAAGGTCTTGTCGGAAGGTGACCTTGTACCCCAAGGTGAGAATATACCCCGAGTCTTTCCGTTGGTTCTGATCGAAGGTGACGACGATCGCGGCCTTGTTCGTCCCGATATACCCTTGAAGCCAATATTGACGGAAGTCGGTCCAATTCGCCTCGTCAATGTCGAAGGTCCCGGTCCGCTCCCAAGAGAAATCATTCGAGTCCATAGCGGACTTGGTCTTCGCCCGGGTCGCATTAGTAACTCCCGACGTCGTGATGCTTCCGGTCCCAAGCCCGAGGGTTGCCATTACATTTGCCTCCTGAACCGCCCCAAGCACGAGTTGGCTCGACGAGGAATTTGGGTCGCAAATTTGCCATGCGCTCCCCCCACTATCCTCGAAGGGGACCTCGTTCGAGGCGCTCTTCAAGCGAACCTCGGCGGCGAGTGTCCCGACGGTCGTCCCGTGAACGGTCGAATTTCCCGGGTTGATTCCCGACGTGATCTCGATCGAGTCGGAGGTCGGGACGGCGGCGACCGTCCAAGTCCCGTTATAGGCGGACGGGGTCGCCCCGCTGATCGTGATCTCGTCGCCGACTGAATAATGGTGATCATCGTCGAAGGTCACGACGAACTCGGTCGCCGTGTCGGCGATGTCCGTATTTGTATATTGCCAAGGCCAACCCGAGACCGTCGGCGTGATCGAGGTCAGGGTGAGCCATGTCGAGCAAGTGAGCGAAAGTTCATATACAACTTGCAATTGCTGACCGGCGTTCACGGTCACGGTTGAGGCGAGGACGATTCGAGACCAAAGGTCCCCGGCGACGAGTCGCGAGATCCCGATTTCGTTGTAATTGACCGTTCCGACCTCGACGGCGAAGTCGTAAGTCCGCTTGACGAGAAGGTTCCCGGTCGCCGTGTCCATCGTTTCAGTATTCGCCCCGGCGTCGCCGTTCAGGGAAGTGTGATCAGTGACCTCGGCGTCGAGGTCCACTCTCGCCGTGTCGTAAAGTTCGAGAGTCGTCGCGGCGACCGTCCCCGAGTCTCGGACCTCGACCTCGGTCGAGGACGTGTAAGAAACGATCAGGTGTTCCTCGCCGGTCCCGAATTTGACGTATTTATCAACGTCCCCGGCGCTGAAGGTCCCGGCCCCGGTCGAGCGAGTGAGGGTCGTCCCTGAGAGGGCGAAGGTTCCGTCGAGGGTCGCCTTCGAGGGCGTCGTTCCGGTCCCGGCGCGACAATTGCCAAGCTGATCCCGAAAGATCGTTCCGTCAGCATCTCGGATTCCCGGGTTCAGAATCAAGTTCTTTTGCCAAGGACGCTCTTCGAGGACTTTCTTCGTCTTCCCGTCGAGGACTCGAATCTTGAATCGTCCCGACCCTCGGACTCCGAGATTCGCGGTTTGCTTTAGATTTGCGGCGTTCATTTTTACGGGATTTCAAAGGTTCCTTCGATCAGGGCGAGGGTTCCGACTCCGTCGTCGGACGTTGTCTCGGTCGGCTTGCCGGTGAGGGTAAACGCCCCGTCGGCGAGAGTCAAGGTTCCGACTCCGTCGTCCTGACCGGCGTCGGTCAGGACGAGAAGATTCAGAAGCTCCCCGGCGACGAGTTCGAGTGTCCCTTCGCCTTCGTCGATCCCAGCGTCGGTCGCGATCACGGTTGACTCGAAGGAACCGGCGACGAGTTCGAGTGTCCCTTCGCCTTCGTCCTGACCGACGTCCTCTAGGATATAAATCGATTCGAAGCTTCCGGCGACGAGTTCGAGGATTCCGAGACCCCGGTCGGGCGGGATCGCGGGCGAGTAAAGGGACCGCCAAGCCGTCTTTCGGTGACCGACGTCAATCCCTCGGATTTCGAGGTAGGCCCCATTGAGGGCGAGGGAGTGAAGAGCGAACGGGGCCGAGGGCGATCGGAGGGCAACGTATTCGGTCGCGAAATTATCGCCCTTGGTCCTGAAGAAAATATACGGGAAGCCTTCTCGGAGATAGAAGACCCCGACCTCGGCGTCCCCGGCGGTCGCGGCGTCGCCGTCAATCGGCCAAGTATTGACGCAAACCGGGTTGTATCCCGAGAACGTCAGCCAATCCTCGACGCCCCCGAAGAAGGCCCCGACGCGAGCTTCCTTGACCCCGCTCGCCCCAACCCCGAGATCCCAAGCTAGAACTTCCTTCGCGACGTCGTCGAAGGTCCCCGACAAATGCTCGGTCTCGAAAGCTGAGTCGTAAAGCGACGAGACGGTCGTCGTCGGGAACCCGAGCCCGTCTTGACGTCCGATCGTGACGGTCGTTCCGTCGATCTCGAAGAACCAATTCTCGAAGTATGGGTCGGTTTGGCTCGCCCCGTAGTTATCCGGCCCGAGGGCGGTCGGGCGCTTCGGGTCGTAAGTGTGCGGGAGGTCGTGGCTCGCGACGAGATCCTGAAAGGCTTTTAGGTTCGTTACTGGCATTACGGGGCCTCGCTTTCTACGGTTTCAACCGTGTTGACGTCGCGGGAGGCGCGGACGGTCAGGAATCGCAAGTCGCAATATCCCCGCCCGGGCGCGAACGATTCGAAAGCGATTTGATTCTCGGCGAGGCGGACGAGGTAAACGAACCCCATCATATCGAGGTCGGCTTCGAGGTCGAAGTCGAGAGGGTCTTCGAGGAAGACGTCCTCGTTCGCCCCATTATCGGCGGCGGCGGTGACCCGGTTGAACTGAACCGAGAGGTCGGTTTTCAGGAAGAAGACGATCCGGCCTTCGGTGTCGGGGAAGTCGTCGGTCAGGTCGGAGAATCCCCCGTCTTCGACGAGGATTTGAGAAGCCCCGGCGACGGCGTCGGCGGCAATTACGAAATCGGGTTGCCATGTAGGAAGATAGAAAGCTGATCCTTGACCTCGCGAAGAGCGAAGCTCGTCTCGAAGGGTCTTCCATTCGGACCGTGACCGGGTCAGGTATCGGAAGCGGAAGGCGAGCCCGGTCGTTCCGTTCCAACGGGCGAAGGTCTCGGCCTGACCGATCTCGACGCGCCCCCGGCTGACCTCCCCGAGGCCCGAGTGAGGGACCGGGTCGAAGGTCGGGATCGTCGCAAGGCGATTGTAGTTCTTCCACGACATATCAAAGGGAGAGGTATCGGATTCGCTCGATTCCGGTCTCGGCGTTGATCGAGTTCAGGCCCTCGGCGTCAATCTCGCGAATCACCTTGCGACAAGGAAACACGAAGGCCCCGGTCGTGTAAAGGGTCGAGGACCCGTCGAGGGTGAGAGAAGCCCCCGAGACCGACGTGACGGTTCGGAACTCGCCCCCGTTCGCCTCGTCGTAAATGTAAACCTCGAAGGGCGAGTCGTATCCGTCGGGCAATGCGTTTTCGAGGACGGCGACGTCGTCCGAGACCGGCGTCGTCATTGTCGAGGCGAGGACCCCGCCGTCGGGCCAAAATGGGACGATCAGGGGACCCTCGAATTCGGATCGGATCGCGAGAAGGCGTCGCCGTGCCTCGGTCTCGGTCATTCCCGATCGGAAATATTCGAGGCGGTAAATCGGCTTGACCCTCTTCGCGGACCGTTGCTCTTTCCCGGCGAAGGACCGGGTCGCGTTCGAGTCCCACTCTTCGACAAGGCGGACCCGGCGATTCCAATCGGGGAGGATCGCGAGCTTCGTCGGCGTGTCGTCGGTATCGGCCATGATTATTTTTCCTTCAGCATTCCGTTCACTTGTCGGCGGCGGCGGCTGATCGCGTTAATCGTGACGTCGGGGTTCGCGGCGACCATTTCGAGAACCTCGGACTTGTCGAGGACGTTCACGATTTGAAGCGGACGACCGCCTTCAGAAGGCCCCGAGGTCGAAGACGGGGTTTGATTCGCCTTCAGGGCTTGCTCGACTTCCTCGGCCCGGCGGCGGGTCAAGACGGTCTCGTTCTGGTCGGTCAGGCCGACGTTCTCGGACGAGAGGACCCCGCCGTCGTGAAACTTGCTCATTCCGCCCCGACCGGTCTTGACGTTCCCGCCATTCCCCCCGGCATGATTCACGGGGACGGCGCGGGCGGCTCCCGCAATTCCGCTGAAGGTCCCGACCGGGACCCCGAGGGCGGCGAGGGCTTGCGCGACCGCAAGCTGAACCATCATTTGAATCACCATTTGAACGATCGACTGAACGACGGCGTTCGCCATGTTCCGAAAGGCTTCCCCGGCGGACTCGGCCCCGGTTGCGACGTTTGTCAGGGCGTTCGAGAGGTTGTCGGCGAAGGACGTGATCGCTCCCTCGGCGATATCGGCGACGATCACCCCGAGGTCGGACCATTCGGTTCCGATCTCCGAGAGGCGATCCCGAAGAGATTCGAGGATCGTCGCTTGCTCCCGAAGTTCCTCGTTCGCCTTCTTCGTTCCCTCGGCCCCCGCCCCGCCCCCTCCCGTCGGGTCGGTCGTCGGGACGACCCCGGGCGGAAGGGCTTCGTCCCCTCCCCCGGCGAAGGTGAAGTTCTTCCCGGCGTTTTCGGTATTGAACTTGTCGATCAGGTTCCCGGCTTGGCGGGCGGCGCGGTCATTGAAGAAGGATCCGAACGGGTCCTTCAGTTGCTCGGCCCCGAATGCGGCGAATTGATTGTTCGCGGCGAGCCGATCGCCGAAAGGAGTCACTTCCCCGCCACCCTCGACGCGACCGATCGCGCCCTCGGCAATCGGGGGGAGGCTGATCTCTTTACCGGCGGCGGCGGCGACCTTGACGGCGGCGTTCGAGGCGAAGCGAAGGATCTTCTCGATCCCGGCGGCGAAGAAATTGATCACTTCGGCGAAGACGTCCATGAAGACCTTCCCGATCACCGCCCCGGCGTGTTCGATCGCGGTCACGATCAGGGATCCGAAGTGAAGGACGGCTTCAATGAATCCGTTCGCGAGGAAGTTCAGCCCGGTCTCGATTCCGGCCATGAAGGCGGTTGCGAGAAGCTCGGAGAGTGTCCCGTCGGAGATTGCTTGATAGAGAATCTTGATCGTGTCCCCGATCGCCCGACCCATTGCCTCGGCGAATGGCTTCGCGGTCTGAAGGATATTGATCAGGTCCTCGAAGATCGGGCCGACGGCTTCGGCGATCGGCTCCCCCATGACCCGCAAGAGTTCTTGCCATGACGTCTTGACGATATTCACTTGCCCCGGGATCGACTTCGCGAGGCGCTTCGACCCTCCCTCGAACTTCGCGAAGGACCCTTCGAGATTCAAGAAAATGTCGATCAGTTCTTGCGCGGGGATCTCGCCCTTCGCGATCGCGTCGAAGAATTCCTTCCCGAACATTCCGGTCTTCTTCATGAGTTCGTCGATCGCCGGGATCCCTTTCTCGGCGATTTGTTGGCGAAGCTCTTCCATGCTCACGACGCCCTTCGACTGAACTTGAGCGAGGGCGGATCCGAGAAGCTTCGCCTCGGTCGCGGTCAGGCCGACCGCCCCGGCGACGTCGAGAATATTCTTCTGAAGCTGAATCGCGTCGCCGGACGAGAATCCGAGGGCAATGAACTTTTGAACGGTCGTCGCTTGGTCGGCGACGGCGACCCCGGTTTGAAGGGCGGTCCGACGAAGCTCGTCAAGGACCTTCGTAGCCTCGCGGCTCGAACCGGTCAGGGCGGTGAATGAAATGTGAAGGCGTTGGATCTCCCCGGCGAGCTTCGTTCCCTCGACCCCGGCGGCGAAGAGGGCGCTGAAAGCCTTCACGGCGACGATGATCGGAAGAAGGACGGCGAGAAGCGGCGCAAGCGCGGCCATAGCACCCCCGGCGGCTCCCGCGAACATTCCCATTGCGGCGGACGCTCGGAAGAGCCCGGCGGCGGCGAGGACCCCTTGCGCTTCCATGAAGGCGAGATCCTTCCCGGCGGCATTCGCGGACCGCCCCGCTTGCTTCGCGGCCTTCGAGGTCCTCTTCAGGGCTCCCGTTGCCTTGTCGCTCCCTTGCTTGATCTTGTCCCCGGCGACTTGACCCGAGCGCCCCATTTTCAGCATTTGGCGATCGGTCTCGGTCAGGACGCGACGAGCCTTCGACCCCATTTCCTGAAGGGATTTGTTCACTTGCGCGGCCCCTTGGCGGGCTCCGCGAGGGTCAATCGAGACTCCGAGGCGTTTGAGATCCATTTATCGGCGAGGCTTTGGGTTCTTAGACCGAGCTTTCTTCATGGCTTTCTCGGCGCGGCGGGCGGCTTCGAGAAGATAAACCTCGTCGGCCTTAGAAGTCACGCGCAAAAAATGGACCGGGTCGAACCCGAACGCCCCCGCAAACGCGACGACGTCCGAGACCGAGAGAGGGTTCGGGACCGGGACTTGTCCCCCGCCGAATCCCCGGCGGGCGGACATGACCCAAAAAGCCTCCCTGATCGGCTGAAGGTGAGGCGGAAGATCGGGCTCGTCGGTGATCGGCCCGGGAACCTTCCCCTCGTCCCAATCAATCAGGGTCTCGAAGTATTCGAGCTTGTCGCCGAATCGAATATCCCAATCAATCGCCTTCGCGAAAGTCGTCAGCGTCCGCCGACACGCCCTCGGCTGAGAAGTTCGCCATGTCCCCGGCTTCGGTCGCCAAGTGATCACGAAGGGCGGGGACTTGAGTCAAGACGGCGATCTTGTTCTCGCGGTTGCATTCGACCGGGGTCCCGTCGTCCTCGACGCCCTCCCAATCGATCAGGATCCCCTCGGCGACCGCCTCGATCCCGAGGGCGGTTTGCGTCTCGATATCCTTTCGGACGGCGGCGGGGTTGCGCTTCTTGGCGGCGGCTTGAACGGCGCGGCGATACTTCGAGGTATCGGTCGAGCGGATCAGGAAGCGGGCGTCGTCGAACTCGACCCAAATCCCTTCTTTCTTCTTCGTTTCGTCGGTCTTGTATTCGTTCAGGTTCATCGCGGGCAATGAAAAGCCCCGGGCCTGAAGAAGTCAAGCCCGGGGTTCTATGGGTTTGAGCCTTTACGGGATCAAGGCGGTCGGGACGAAGTCAACCGACATTGTGATCCCGGTCGTCGCGTCGCGGATCGCCTGAAACTCGGTCTCGACCATTACGTCGGTATTGATCCCCTCGATCACAGGGTCGCCTTGGTTCAACTTCACGTTCGGGAGATAGAAGTAAACCCGGTTCCCGTCGTCGTCCTCGATATAGAATTCGAGGGCGATCGAAGTGTGATTTCGGATCTTGTCGAGGAAGTCGTTGTCGAGGAAGTAAATCATGAAGGTTCCGGTGACCTCGATCGTCCCGGTCCCGATATCGAAGAAGCCCTCGGTCCCCATTGCGTCCTTGCCCCGAAGATTCGCGGCGACCTCGATCGAGATCGACTTGAACTTCTCGGTCGCGGTCACGCCGTCAACCTCGATCGTTCCGACGTTCCCGGTCCCGTTCATGACGGGATCGGACGAGGCGTCGGTATAGGTTCCGTCGTTGTCGATCGTGTCGGCGGACCCGGCGGGCGCGGTCATTCCGAGGAACTCGAAGGACCCGGTGACGATCGACTTCGACTCGATATCGATCGACCATGTATCGACGACCATCCCGAGGAAGGTTTGAAAGAAGTCGGCCCCGTTCAGGTTCACGATTCCCTTCTCGATAGTGAAGGACGGCTTCAGCGTTCCGTTCGTGATATTCAAGCCGTCGATATCGACGACGTCGGCGGCGTCGGTCGCGGTCAGGGATCCGGCGGCGAGAGTGAGGACCGACCCGTCGGCGTTCTTTCCGACGACGCGGTGAAGCCCGTCGTTCCCGGCGGTCGCGGCGTTCGCGACGTTGATCAGGGAGCCGACGCGGACGTCGTCGAAGTCGGAAGACGACCCGGTGATCGTTTGCGCGGTATGGTCGAAGCTGACCGTCACGGCGTCAATATCTACGGTCTGAAGAGTATTCCCGAGCGCCGACGCGATGAACGGTTGAAACGGCGAATAGCTGAACTCGTAATCGAAGGACCCGCCCGGGTTCAGACCGACTTTCGTCACGAAGGGAACTTGACGGTCAGACCGGATCTCTTCGCTTGCGACCGTGTCCTTGTTCGTCCCGAGGTCTTCCCCGGTGAATCGAAGGGCGGTCAGTTCAGGCGTTGCGGGAGTCGTCCCGAGGGTCGATTCGGCGATAAAGGCGAGCGAGGCGAGATTAGCTTCAGACATAGAACGAGGAAAGGTTCCCGGAAGTCATAAGCCCCGGGAACCTCTTCGTCGAGAAAAAAGTGACGACCGTCACGCGGACCGATATCGCTTCGGCGTGTCGTCCTTCAGGGCGGACTCGGCGAAGGCTCGGTCGGAAGTCGTCTCGTCGTCGAACGCTCCCGTTTGGGCGGCGAGGTATCCGGCCCGATATGCTCGGTCGAGCTTCGTCTTCGAGGGAAGGCTGAAGAGAACGCCCTCGGCGATATAGGCTCGGTTCCGGCGATTGGCTTCGCGGTCCGCTTTCGCGTCGTGGAAGCCCCAATTGAAGCGGACTCGAACGGTCCGAAGTAGGTCTGACATAATAGCTTTTTAGTTGAGTTTGAAGGTTCCCCGAGGGGCGATTCCCGTTGTCAGTTTCCCGACGGCGGCATGAATGGCGAAGGGCGGGAAGGTCCCGACCTCGACGTGAGAGAGAAGCTCGCCGATCTCCCCGCAAGTTTGCCCCTTAGATCAAAGCTCGATATCGTCGAAGTGTCCCGAGATCGAGGCGTTCAGTTGAGAGACCCCGGCGGCTCCCTCGTCGTCGTCCCCGGCGGCTTTCCCGACTTGAATCAGGGAAGAAGTCTCGAAGATCGTATCGACCCGCCAACTATTCCCGGGGACGATCGTCAAGACCCCGTCGGTCACTACGTCGAGAGGTCCCATGATTTGCTCGGCGATATCGTAAGCGACCGACTCGCCCGCATTTTCAGGGACGAAGATTTGAAGGGTCAGGACGAAGGGCGTCCTTCGGCGGTTCTTTCGTCCGAGGCTCCCCCCGATTGATACCTGAACCCGCTCGCCGAATTGGAGGGTCAAGCGTCCCCAAGGACCCGAGGCGGGCTTCTTGAAGCGACGGTTCGGGGCCTCGATCGGGAATTCGGCGTCGGTCGGATAGTCCGCCGACGAAGCGCGGGCTTCCTCGAACTTCGTCAAGATCCGTTCCCGGGCAAGTGTGAAGGCTTTCATGAGTTGCGGATTCTAGCGACTATCGCTTCAAGTTCAATTTCCAATTCGGCGATTGCGATCTCGATAAAGTTCGCGGGCGCTTGCTTCGAGCTTCCTTGATTCAAGAACTCCATGTATTCGACCGCCGAGGTCACGAAAACAATATCCTCGCCGGTCAGGGCGTCGGCGCTTTGCGGCTTCGGACCCTGATAAGTCCCCTCGGGCGGAACGTAGGGCGAGGGTGATCCTTCCTTGATATCCCACGAAGCCCGGGCGCGGCCCGTATCGACCGGCGTCCGGCGACTTAGCTTCGCGTGAAGGTCGAGGGCGATCTTGATCACGACCGTCGAGATCGCGACGTTCAATTCCTTCGCGGCCTCGGCGAGGTCGGTCTCGAAGCGGCGAATGTTCGCGTCGTTGAATCCCATTTATCCCGAACCTCTTCCCCGACGGGTGAAGAAAGTCGCGGCTGACCCGGTCGGATCGACGTCGGCCTGATAGACCTCCCAAGCGACTCCGTCGGCGGTGACGATCTCAGAATTCTGATTGATCTTGTCGAGGGCTAGCCCGTCGGGGAGGTCGGAAATATCGACGAGGAAGTTCTTTAGGCGGAACTCGGGAAGAGAAGAGATCCTCTCGTCGGACTCGTCGAATCGGAGGGCCTTCGCGACTGATACTTCATGCTCCCAAGTCGTCGATTCGAGGTCGTCGGCGATCGAGATCGAGACCGTCGGATTGATCCGAAGAGTGATCGGCTCGAAGGCTTGACCGGCGAGATCCTTCGCGAGGGTGAAGGCGGTTTGCGCTAGGGATTGGAGATCGAGGGCCATGATCAGCGAACGGTTTGGACTTGATTGAATCCGGCCCCGGTCGTCAAGTCACCATAGCAACCGAGCAAGTCGTCAACGATCAGGGGAATTTGCTTCTTCGGCTTCCCGTTGAACTTGATTTCGAGGGCTCCCTTTCCGAGGCCGATCGATTCGAGTTCGTTTTGCGCGACCTCGGCGGTCAGGTCCTCGCCGATCAAGAGCCGGGCGAGTTCGGCGGTCGCGTCCTTGACCGGTTGCGGGACGAGGTTCGCGGGGATCTCGAACCCGTCGCATTCGACGTCCTCTCGCGGCCAAGCGAGGGCTTGCGTCGATTTGACCTTCGATCCCGGCCATTTGGTCTTTCGGTCGAGAAGGCGCGTCGCCATGACGAGGGCGGCTTCCTTGGTCGCGGTCGCGGCTCCCGTCCAAGTCGAAGGGTAGAGGTGGCCGTCGTGATACCCGTCACCCTCGGCGACGGTTGCGAAAGAGTTCGAGTTCGAGAGACCGGTCCCGTCTTCGAGTGTGAGAGTCAAAGCCATGTCTGGACGCTATCGCCCGAGGGGCGGTCGGTCAAGACGGATAAGTCGATCCGTCCCAAGTCTCGATCCCGAAGTCGGCGAGAAGGGCTGCGCGGACCGTCGCGGCGTTTGCGGTCGTGAAGTCGCGACCGGACTTGCCCGGGCGACCGATCGCGATCGCTTTGATTCGTTGCCCTCCCCCGGAAAGGTTCAGGTCCCGCTTCCCCCAAAGAAGATTATTCATCGCGTCAGGGGTTCCAGAGGACGAGTTGAACTCGACGAGGTAACCGTTCACCCAAACCTCGGAACGATTCCCCCCGCCTTCGTGTCGCCATTCGACGAGGGCGTCCCGATTGACGGCGTCGGTCTCGGCTCGCCCGGTCAGGCTTTCGATATTGACGGACGGCGGCGATACCAAGCTTCCCCCTCCCGAGTTTTCTTGCGTGATCCAAGATCCCGACCCGAGTCCGCCCGTCGAACTGAAGCCGAGGGACGGTCGGCCCCCGGTTCCCGAGGAACTCGGGAATCGATAGTGATTCGACGATTCCGAGGACGAGTCCGCCGGTTTAATGATCGGGGTTCCGGCGAGCGAGAAGACGGTGAAAATATGCCATTCGGTTAGGGCGGAAGTGTCGATTTCGTCGTCCCTTATTCCCCAATGCTTCTCGTCCGATAGTCCGGTCGCATAAACGTATTGATCGGGAATCGATCCGAGAAGAAGGGCCTTCTCGCTATGGGTCCCGGCCCCTTTGCGGTGCGTGACGTCATTCCCTTGACCCGAGAGGTCCTCGATCACTGAAGCGGCTCCGTTCCCGTCGAGGGTCACGGTCGAACCCCCGACCTTGCCTCGAACGTCCCCGGCGAATAGAAGGTTTGCGTCGGCGATCATTGTGAACCAATCGGCGGCGACTACTCCCCCAAGGGGTGAACGCTGATCGCGTGACGTCGTTCCCTTGGCGGGGGAGGTCGAGCTTGCAAGGGCTGAGGATCGGGAAGGCATGGCTCGGATTATTGAGCGAGAAGGCCCCGCATTGTTCCGACCTTCGTCAGGAAGTATCGAACCGAGGTCAGGGCTCCCGAGGGCTGAAGGATCAGGTTCGGAAGACCGGCGTCGAAGTAGACCATTCCATGAGCGGCGAACGCTTGCGGCGACCCGTCGGAGTCCGCCGAGCCGGGCGTCGGAAGCTCGGCGGTCTCGTCGTCGTAATCGTCGGTTCCGGCGGTCGTCGTTCCGAGGGTCCCTGCGTCGAAGATCGTCCCGGCGGCGGCGAAGGTCTCGGTCGTCGCGATAGCGTTCCCGGCGGTCCCGGCGGCGCGGGCGGTCAGGACGCAATCATCGGCGGCGAAGGCGGCGGCGGTGACCTCGATCGGCGAGTTCGAGCCGTCGGTCCCGTTGATCGCGGCGACGATCGCGGCCTTCGAGGCGGCCTCGGTCGCTCCGATCGGAACCTTGCCTTCCCCGGTATCCCCGGCGGTCGTGATCGTGAACGTCTTCGTTCCGATCGTGAACGTATCGCCGACGGTCACTTGCTCGTCAACGGTCAAGGTCCCTTGCGCGGCGGCTCCCCCATTGACGCCCGTGAAGAGTTCAGGGGTCAGGGTTTGCGAGTTGAAGTCATCCCCGGCGAGGCCACAAATCAGAAGGTATTGATCCCCGAGGACGAGGGGAAGGACGACCGGATTCGCGTCGGTGATCGTCCCTTTTTGGTGGGTTAAGGCGTCGGATTGCATTGATTCAAGAGTTCAGGTTCGGAGGTTCGGGAGATGGGTCAGGATTTCGGCGTCGGGCTCGGCCCGGCGGGCTTGCGCTTCGGGGCCTTCTTGGCGGGCGGTCCCTTCGGGGCGGCGGTCTTCTTCTTCGGGGCGGCTTTCTCGTTCGCCTCGGTCACTTCCTCGGCGGCGGCTTCGGATCCGATCGGGTTCCCGCCCTCGGTCATTCCGTCGCCCCCTCCCTCGTCTGCGCCCTTCACGCGGTCAAGGCGAAGAGGGTCGGCGTCGGGAGTGTCTTCGATCGAAACCTCTTCCCCGACAAGCGTCACGCCGTCGGGGAAGCGTTGACGGGCCTTCTCGACGACGTGATCGGGGGAGATCGTCGTCGGGTGATATCCCTTCGCGGTGAAGTCCTTCACGACGTCGAGAACGACCCCGCAAAGGTTCTCGAAGGTCAGCTTCTTCGGCTCGGGTTCGGAGGGCGTCACGGGGGCGAGTCCGGCGTTCGCTTCGCGGGCGCGGGCGTCGTACATTGCAAGGCGCTCGGCGGGGGACATTTCCGAGACGTGAGTTTTCATCGTTCGGGTCGGGTCGATCTTGTCGGCGGTCGGTGAGGTCATGTCGCGGACCGTAGGGGCGAGGACGAGATTTGTCGAGACGAAAAAAGGGCGTCCCGTGAAGGACGCCCTTTCTTTTCTACGGAAAGCCGATTCGGCTTCAGAATGCGGCGAGGATCGTCACGACGTCGGTCGCGGCCCAATCGGTCGTCCCGGCATTGTCGAGGGTCACGACTTCGCCGTCGATCGCGAGGACGCCGTCCCAAGCCTTGACGACCCCGGCGGCGGTTCGGACTTGAGCGATCACGCTCGACGGCGTCCGGCCAAGCGCGAAAGCCATGACGGCTTGCGTCACTTCCCCGGCGACGGCGGCGCGGCTTGCCATGACGGCGAGATTCGCGTCGGCGGCGGGCTCGTCCGGCGCGGTCTCGACGAGAGTCGCCCCGGCGGCGACGGTCGCGGCGGAATCGAAGGGACCGGCCTTTCGGCTGACAAAGGCGGCGTAGGTCGCTCCGTCGATTGCGCGGAAGTCGTCCCCCTGATTCGCTTTGACGGCGGCGACGAGATCGTCGAAGTCGTCGGCGACGGAGGCGTTCGCGGTGATATCGACGGCGACGTTCCCGGCGGTGACCGTCGAGTCGTCATCGGCCTCGTAAGTCGTCCCGTCAAGGACGAACGTGTCGCCGTCGGCGAGTTGACCCGTGAGGGCGAGAACCGCCATTGCGGGGAGGATCCCCCCGGCGGCGCGGTTCCGAAGTTTTGAGATAGTGTCTTTGGACATGGTTCGAAGTAGGTTGTAGAGGTCTCGGTTGAATAGAAAGGGGCGGGACTTTGCGCCCCGCCCCCTTCAGGTTGAGGCTTTACGGGTTCGGCCCGATTAGAGGCTGATCACGTTCGAGCGAATGCGGACGATCGGGACGTTCTTCGACTCCCAAACGCGGACCCAATTCGCCGCGACTTCGAGGTCGGAGTTCGAGGGGAACTTGCCGGTGATCGTGTCGTTTGCGAACTTCACGCCCCGAGGGTGCATGAAGTTACCCCAACGGTGAACGAGGTTCGTGTCTCCCGCGAGGGCGTCGCGCTCGAACTCGACTTCCCACGTTCCGAATCCGCCGTCGAGCGGCTCGGCGTCGCGGTAGTTGCCCATTGCAATCGCGCCTTGCCCGAAGAGGTAGGACGTGTAAACCGTCTTCGAATCGACGGTCTCGGTCGGGCAAGTGTCGTCAACGATCAGGCGAAGCCCTTGGAAGGACTCGATCATGACTTGTCCGTCCTGATCGCGGATCGTGTCGATCAGGCCGAGCTTGCGAAGCAGGGCCTCGACCGCCGAGTGAACGATGATCGCGGTAAGCCGACGGGAGCGATCGCCGAGCTTTTGCTTGCCGTCAATGAAGGTCGTCCCGGTCAGGATGTTCGCCGAGGTCGGAGTCGCGCCCCCGCTTGCGACGTGAAGGTCGAGGGTGTTCACCGCCATCGAAGCGGCGGCGAAGACGCCCTTCAGCGTCGAGAAGAGTTGCGCCTGAAGGCGGCGGGCTTTGTAAGCGGCGACGAGATCGCCGATTGCGCCCCCGGGGTCGGAGCCCGCGAGAAGACCGGCGAGGTCGTTGTAAGCCCAAGCCCGGGCGCGGATCACTTTCACGGCGACGTCTTGGTCGGCGGTGATCTTGCCGGGGGTGAGGGACGAGCCGTCGTCGGGGACTTCGTCGTCTCCGTCGAGGTCGGTCCAGAAGGGCATATCGATGAACTTCCCGCCGTCCTGAATCAGGGAGTCGAATTGGGAGTCGTTTTGCACGATCCCCGAAGTGATGAATTCCGTAAGCTCGGCGGTTCGCTCGATCACATACGGAACCCAAACGTCGGGAATCACTACGTCGGAAACAAGGGTCTTTGCCATTGGTCTAAGTGTGGTTCGGTTTGGTTCGGTTCGCGCTTCGAATCCGAGAGACGCCCCCGGCGTCGTTCCTCAAAACCGCCCCCGGCGGTCGAGCTTCTCAATTGAAGACGAACGAGGTCTAAGCGTTCAGGCGATCACCGTCAACAAAAAAAAGGGGCGAACCCGCCCCTTTTCTTGTTGATTGACGTCCGGCCCCTTTATTTCAGGGCTCCGAGGAACGACCCCATGAGAGATTTTCCTTTCCAAATCGGAACGTTGACGTGAAGGAACTCGCCCGACTTGTTGACGAACTCGACCGCGAAGCCATGAGACCAATTCGTCGGATTCGAGTGTCGCCAAAGGGGTTGACGGCGACAAAGGCAACCGGCATTCCAAGCCTTGACGAGGCCGACCCCGGTCATTACGAGCGAGGCGGAATCCTCGCGGTGAGTGTGAGCGAAGTTCACGTTCGCGGCGACCGACTGAAGCGAATTCATGGCGGCGTTCTTCGCCCCGCTCAATTCGTGAACGAAGAAGACCTTCCCGAGCTTGATCATTCCCGGCTCTTCGAGGTCGTGATATCGCTCGCCCCGGCGGTAATACGCAATCCCCCTCTCGGCGAGGTTCAGAAGGAACTCGGGCGAGACGAGTTGACGGAGGAACTCGGCCTCGCGTTCGTGCCGTTGCGTCTGATCGACGCACCATCGTTCGACCCGGTCTTCGTGATTCCCTTCGAGATAGTGAACCCGGGCCGAGGGCGCGGCCTTCGCGAGTTCGTCGAGGAACCAAGTCGCCTCCGTCACGTCTTGTTGATAGGTGACCTCGGTTTGCGAGACGTATCCGAGAGTCATATGGTTCGCGAGGAACCCGCCGCATTCGAGAAGGTCACCCATGATCACGACTTCGTCGGGAGCAAGGCGGCGGACCTCTTGAAGGCAAGCCTCGACGGCGGGGCGGTCCATAACGGCGGCGTGAACGTCGGGAATGATTACACGAATCCAATCGTCCTTACCTCTCCCGGGCCGACCGTCTCGCGGGTGAACGACCGGCTTCGGGTAGCTCGCCTTTCGGAGCCCGTTGAATTGGTCGAGCAATTCGAGGTTGTCCTTTTCGAGGTTGCGGATCTTGATCTCGGACCGTCGAAGCTTTGCCTTCGCGGCGAGGGTTGCGGCTTCCTTCTCGGCTTGGGCTTCGTCAACGAGGCCCTTCGCGAAGTCGGCGAGGTTTTTTCCTTTCGGCGGCTTTGGCATTGGTTCGGTTCCTTTCGGTTTGGGTTCGGCGATCAGTGTCCGGCGTGACCGGTGATCTCTTTCATTTCCTCCACGACGGAAGGGGGAGCCCAAGCATGGAAGCCCGGCTTTCTGAATTGATAATCTTTGAACTCGTCGAGTTCGGCGTGACGTCTCCAATTCTGAACCGAGACCCCGCAAAGTTGACGGAATTCGTCGTCGGTCCAATATTCCTCGCCCCCATTGTTCAGAAGCTCGACGACCTTGTCGCGGATCTTTTGCGCGACGTCGAAGGTCTTCCTGAACTCTTCGAGGGAGTGACCTTTTCGCTTATTGGACTTGGTAGCGGCGGCGCGTCCGGCGCGGGTCGTCGGTCGAGGTCGGCCTGATCCTTTCTCTTGTTGATATTGGAAGCGGGCGGCATTGTCCGAGATATGTCTCCCGATCTTTTCCGATGCTTCCTTTGCGGTTTGTTGCCATGACTTCCCCGAGTCTCGGAGCGTTACAATCACGGCGCGGTCTTGCTTTGAATAACTCGCTTTGGACATAAGAACGCCCCCGTCCTAATACTAGAACGGGGGCGCGTCAATTAGAATCTCAGGGCGTGAATATTGGTCACTTAGTAATCACGAGGACCTTTCCGGCCTTCGCGGCGAGGGCCTTCGCCCGTTGCGGATCCTCGCTCATGATCTTGCCTTGCATTGTGACGTTCAGGGTCTCTTTCATCCAAGGGTTGATTCCCGAGGCCGAGGCGCTCGACCCCGCTCCGCTCCCCCGGGTCTCCGAGCCCTTCGTCTCGCCGAACAAGTGAGGCGCGGACTTGGTGAGTTGACCGACGAAGTCGGAGGGACCGAAGGCGTCGCCCCGGTCGTTCAGGCGGGGAGTCTCGCCGTCGCTTTCGAGGGCGATCAGGCTCCCGTTCTCGTCAACCTTGAAGGTCCCGGTCCCCCGGGCGATCAGGTCGTCGATTGCTTCGGCTCGAACCCCGGCGGAAGTCCCGGCGGCGCGAAGAGCGTCGGCGAGGGTCTTCGTTTCGAGCTTGTTCTTCAGCTTGTCACGCTCCCCGACGACGGCGGCGAGTTGCGCGTCGTGAGTCTTCTTGACCTTCTCGACCCGCTGATTCGCGAGTTCCTCGGCCTTCTCGCGGATCTTCTCGGCGGAATTCCCCTCGGCGGCGGCTTCGGCCTCGGCGATCCGAGTATCGAGTTCTTCCTTCTTCGAGACGGCTTCCTTCGCTTCCTCGGGATCGAGGTCGCCGAAGGCTTCGAGCTTCTTCTTCAGGGTGACGTTCGTCTTCCTGAACTCGTCAACCTTCTTCTTCGGGACGAGGCCCGTCGGAATTTGCAGGTCGAAGGACCCGTCGGAATTGGCTTTGTATTCTTCCTGAAGGCGATCGGGAAGGGCTTCGAATTCGTCTTTATCAATATTGAGGTCGAGCATAAGTCGGGAATTTGTTTCGGTGCGTGATCTTTACGTTCCCCGCGAACACTCGTCAACCTAAAAAGCGCCCGCCCCGGGTCAGGGGCGGGCGCTGAAGGATCGATTCGAGGTCGATCAGGCGGGGAGGAAGGAACCGGTCGCGGCGTGACGATCGCGGGCTTCAAGCTCCCACTCGATCCCGTAAGCGCCGAGGCGTTCTTCGAGAGAAGGACCCTCGACGGCTTCGTTCCAACCGTTCTCGACCGTGATCACGCCCCGGGCTTTCACCTTCGCCTCGAACGCTTCCATTTCATCCCGAGCGGAAAAACCGGCGACTTGGTGATCGTGAACGAAGCGGCGACCGTCGGCGACCGTCACTTCGAGGGCGACGTAATAGAAGTGATAAAGATCACCTTCCTCGGAATACTCTTCGAAGAGAGGACCGGGGAGAAGGGCGGTTGAGAGAACCGGGAGGCGAGTTGCTTTGTTTGTCATAACGCCGTGAAAACACCATTCTCCCCGGGAGAGTCAACCCCTAAATGAAACTTTTTCGTTCCAAGTAAAACCCCCGCCCGGCGCGAACCGAGCGGGGGTCTCCACCCATGCAACGGGGCAACTCGCCCCGAGATTCAGTTCAGCCAACCGTTCCCGTCGTCCCGGTTCGCCTTCATTCCGTTCGCGAGTCCGAGGAATGCGGCGGCGAGAAGAGAGAGGACGGTCACGGCGGCGGCGGCGGCGAAAGGCCAAAGCAGGGCGACCCAAGGCCAACCGCCCGAGACGCAACCGCCAAGGACGAAAAAGATCCCGAACCCGCAAAGGGCCAAGCCGACCCCGAAGACGAAGGCGACGACCTTCAGACCGGCGGACCTCTCGGCGGCTCGCTCGGCTTCGGCGTGTTCGTTCTCGTATGCTTTGCGGTGAAGCTGATCGGCGTAAGTTTCTTTTTTCATGTCTATGTGAAGTTAAGTTTTCCGGTCTCGGACCTCTCGACGATCACGGGCGTCACTCCCCGCTTTTCGAGGGCCTCGATCTCTTCGTCGGTCTCGTCGCCTCGAACGATATACTCGATCCGCTCGGCGCGGAAGGAAGAAAAGACGGCGGGACCCTCGCAAGAGGCGGGATCGTCTCCGAGTTGCGGTCGCCTGATCACGACCTTCGGGTGAGCGAGAAGGATCAGGGTCTCGCCGAGGACGAGGTCCTTCGGGATTTGAGCGATCCTCTTCGAGATCCCTTGCGCCCCCGCCTCGTTCAGGAAGTTCGAGGGCGTCGGGTAAAACTTCGCCCCGACCCAAAGAAGGCCGAGCTTGTGAGT